AGCTGCCATACATACGATGGAAAGCGTCCTGGCAGCGGCGGGAACAGAAGACCCAGTCGATGGGATAGCGCCGGGGGTTGCCGATGCCATGCCGGTTGTCGGTATGGCCGTACCCCCGGGCCTGTCGTGAGCAGACCCAGCATTTCATTGCCCTCCCTCACTGCGCCCAGGCGGGCTTGCCGGACACTGCAGGGCGCTGGGCCGCTGCCGGCGCGGCCGCGGTTGTGACTGCGGTCGGGGATACGTGCGGGGCTGCGGTTGGGGCTGCGGTTGGGGTTGCCACCGGTGCCCCTGCCGTACGGTTGGGAATGAAGCCTGCGCCAGCCATCGTGGGCGCGTACTCGGGCTCACCCGGCTCCACGGCCATCTTGACCACGTTCTTCGCTTCGCCGCGACCGTCTTTCTCGATGTCGATGCGGGCGACGAACTCCAGGCCATCCAGCTCATGGAAGCCCTGGATGCGGCGGGCCGCTGCAGCCTGGGGCGTGTTGTCGTCAGGGCGGACGTTGCGCGCCGAGTTCAGGGCTGCCCGCACAAAGGTGCGCCCCATGTTGCCCCAGGTGGGCCCCTTGCTGCTGTACAGGCCAATGTTGGACCACAGCTTGCGGCGGGCGTATTCACCCTCGAGCACGACGAACTCACAGGCCAGGAAGATGCTGCCGGTCTCAAAGCTCTGGGTGGCGTAACCACCCAGCCAGCCTTGGCTCGGGTCGTCGTACCCACCGGGTTTCACGGTCATACGGACCTTGGCGACCGTGCCTTTGGGGATGAGATCGAAGGATTGCTGTTGTTCGGCGTCGTTGAAGTCGGACCAGTTGTTGGACATGAATTACTCCTTGGGTGTTTGGGATGTGGGAATGCCAGAGGGCATGCGGGTGGCAGCGGCGCACTTGTCGATGAGCGCGCGCAGGTTGGGCGGCTCCTGCAGCTCAAGCTGGCCGGAGCGGTCCTTGGCCGGGTAGCCATAGGGGTTGAGCGTGTGGGTGATGAAGGCGCGGTAGCTGCTACCGTCCTCAGCCTTGATCTCGGCCAGGGTCACCACCTCGTCGACGATGCCGGGCAGTTCAGCAGCGGTTTTGGAGCCCTCGATCTGCGGCACGAACACCTTGCGGTTGAAGTCATCGAGCTTCTCGTCGAGGATGGCGACAAACACAACGTGCTTGCCCCGGGCGTGCTGCAGGTGGGTCAGCGCCGTCAGCATTTCCTGGCCAAGGAGGCCATAAGCTCCCCGGGTGTCCGGCTTGCCGGTGCGCTCGGACAGGGCCTGCGGCTGGACCTTGGCCCAGATCAGTGCCAGGCGTGCCAGCACGGTGATGCTGTCGACGAAGTAGGTGTCGTACTTGGCCAGTTGAGCCGGATCGCCATAGCGCTCGCACACATGGCGAAAATGCGCCTCGGAGTACGGGACTTCCGGCGGCAGCGCCGGGTTGGGTCCAGCCAGGAAGACCACAAGGTCGCGGAACTCGGGCCAGGTGGCGGGGCGTACGCAGTCGCCATGCCAGTCCTTGACCGCAAGATCGCCAGCCTCCAGGTCCACGAACAGCGTGCTGTCCTCAGGCAGGGTCTTGAGCTGGGTGGTTTTGCCGATGCCAGACTTGCCGAGCAGCACCAGCTTGACGCCTTGCTTTTCTGCCAGACGCTGCGATGCGCTGATGATTGGAAGTGCCATCACGCCACCTCCCGCAACTGTTCAGCCACCGCCGGATTCCAGAGGATCTGGTAGCCGCTGTGGCCGTTTCGGGAATACGGCATGGCCTCCGCCCAAGCTTCCCCGGCTTCGGTCAATTCCCATTCGTCGCGATCGTTGCGGTACTGCAGACCCAGGGCGGCCAGACGCAGGTTGGTGGTCTTGGCGGATAGCCCAGCGAGTTTTCCGAGTTGGGTGGCGTTGAGCGCGCAGACGGGCTCGTTGGCAGCTGGCAGCGTACGACGCAGGGTCTCGACAGCCAGGCCAGTGTTTTCCTGAATGCAGCTGAGCGTGGCTGCCATGGCGATGCCGGCCTTTACCCCGGGCACTTTGGCCACGGCTTCGCCAATCAGAATCAGCGCGGTGACACGGTCCTGGGTGGGTGCTGGCAGGCTGGTAATGGCACCGGCACCGGGAACTGCGTAACTGCCGGTCTTGCGGATCGACGGCAATACCTCTTGGGTGACCCAGCGCTTGAAGCGTTTGGCGGCATCCTTGGTGCTACCGAGGATCAGGGCGTACAGGCCCGATTCATTGACGTGGTTCTGGCGCTGGCGACCGCCTGCCGTGAGGGTCTCCAATTTCTGGAGATCCTCTGCGTCGACGTGGGATTTGATCGCCTGCGACGGATTGCCCATCTCCAGGGCATCGCAGACATCAGTGGCGTTGAACCACGGCTGCCCCTGATCATCGACCTGGACGCGCACAGCGTGCGCTTCGAACTGGAAGGGAATGATTGCGCTCATGGCCATTACTCCGAATCGAAGGAAAGGGTGAAAGTTGGCTTGCCAGCCTCCACCGTGCGGGCATCGGCGAACTGCTGCTGCAGGGCCGGTGGCCAGTTGGTGTAGCGGGACTCGGGTACCGCCAGCTTCACGTCCAGGTAGCTCTCGACGGCTTCGCCCGAGGCGACGATGCGTTCGGCGATGGCCTTGAGCTTTTTCTGGTCCCAGGACACCTTCTTGGGCAACTCGAACTTCACGTGCAAGCCATCAGCCTTCAGGTGAGCGGTGCCGAAGTCGCGTCCGGTATCACGCAGGGCTTCACGGCCGTGGGCACCGAAGCGCTGCTCCAGCGCGGTGTCAACCTTGGTGCGTGCAGTCTTGAGCCAGGTGATCGCCTGGTCGAGGTTAGAGTCGACCTCGTAGAGTTGCTGGGCAGACAGGCTGGCCAGTTGGGTAATCGACATCTCGGCGATGTCGGCGGGAAAGACGGTCAGATCAGTCATGGCCGGCCTCCTCACTGATATGCGCGAGCAGAGGTCGAGAACCGAGCTACTTGGCGCTCGTATTGCTCGATGGCAGAGATCTGGTACCGGACGCTGGCGCCGAGCTTGCAAAAGATCGGGCCGAGCTGTTCCTGCCGCCAGCGGCGTAGGGTCTTGACGGAAAGCCCCCAGCGAATGGCCAGTTCGTTTTCGTCGAGGGCGATGCGGGTGGCACCGTCCGGAAGGGACCGGATCAGTTTCCGGCCGGATTTAATGGAAGGGACTTGGTTTTGCATGAGGAGCACTCCTTTTGTTGGGGTGCTCCTACTTTCTCGCCGCAAGGCTTGCGATATTTCGCAGCCTTAACGCAGAAATCACGCGGAAATTACAAGGGCGTGTCCCTCAAGCCATTTCGGATTCCGCTGGCTCGTCGCCACTGGCTTGCACGGAGCCCAGATAGTCGGGGGTGCCGATGTTCAGTTCCCAAATTCGGGGTTTGGCATTTCCATCTGCGCCACGGAAATACGTCTGCCATTCCGGTGCGCCTCGGAATAGTTCGGCCATCGTGCGAAATGAAACGCCAGATGCAGACTCGATCTGCGCCTTTGACCATTTGCGCCGCCCGGATGTCCATCCATTGACGAACACCTCGACCACATCGAGCCATTCCTTCTTGGTCAGCGTCCACGGATCGGGCCACGGCCCGTGCAGCGTGCCGCTGCGTGCGTCGTCCTTGATCAAACGCGGCGTGTCGATCACGGACGCTTGGGATTGCCGACGACGAATCTCTGCATCGACCGGCGCGAGATCAATCGACACCTTCCCGTTGACGTCCTTGGCCAGCGCATCCAGTGAGACAACGATGCCGGGCCCAAGGTAGCGGCGCGGCTGGCCGGCCGTCGTCGACAACACGATGGTGAGGCCGAGATTCGACTGCCGCAGCTTTGTGTCAAGTTTGTCTGCGTGCTTGGGCTCCCACAGCCGGGACACCAGCGCGACCGGAATGCGCTGATCGCCCATCCGGTAGTTGCCGAGCACATAGGGCTCCTCTTCGTCTACGGTCAACGGCATGTCGACCAGTTGGGGACGGAGCAACTCGTCGAGACGTTCACGCAGGTAGCCCTTGCTGATGTCGTATCGGCAAAGGTCGCCTTCAGCCAGGTCGAAGCGTTCGCCGGTGACGTCATCAATCGCCGAAGTGCTGGTGCTGTTGAACATGACCTTCAGTCGGCGGAACCCCTGCTGGCCGTCCTCATCCTCAACGGGAACGGTGATGTAGTCGCCCGGAGCCTTCTGCTTGAGCAGACCCTTACTCACCAGATCGGCGGCAGTCAGACCAAGCGCTGTCAGTAGGTGTCCATCCGCCTCGTGGCCTGCAAGATCGAGCAACTTCATCTCGGCTCGGAAAAGAGCAAGGTCGGCACCGACCTTCGCCGGTTCGACGCGCTTCATCACGCCCAGTGCGGTCAGGATGTCTTCACCGCATTGGCGCAGGCGTGGATCAGGCAGGTTCAGCAGATTGCATGAACCCCGATGATCGACCGTGATGTCCAGCGCGCGCGAATCCTGCTCACCGTCGAAACGGATCGAGAACGAGAGCTTCACCTCGATCACGGAACGGCAGCTGGACAAGGGGTTGTGATCGCCGAAATGCTTGTCGGAAACGCTCCAGACGCTGTCGCTGTTCGCCATCGCAAAAGTGACGCTGTGCCGGGTATGCCCGAGGGTCACGGTGAGCGACGAAATCCATGCATCCAGAATCACCGCGCCCTTGGCGGTTGCCTCGCGCAGATTGACCGAGCTCTTGAACATGCCCAGCTCGTAGCTGATGGCCCCGACAGGCTGTTTTGATAGCGGTTTGTCGAAGCCGACCGCAACGAAGCGATCCGCGAGGCGTTGCGCCGTGCCAAGCTTGTCCGAGAGCACATGCACTTTGTTCGCTGCCGGGTCGTACACCAGCGTCGCTTCCAGTGCGGGTGTGAAAACCAGGAGATCGCGGCGACGATCCTTCATCTGCCGCAGCAACTTCATCTTCCCGGGGTGATAGACGACCAGATAGTGCATGCGTCGCTTGGCGTCTGCACCGCCTTCGTCCATCTCAAAGTGAATCAGCTCGCAGTTCTGCTTGGCCTCGTCGTCCAGCTCGAGGATTTCGCCCACGCCTTCGTGCAGCTTCTTCTCGACTTCCGGCGTCCACTGGAAATCGCGCCCGTCACCGTCGCGCACCGTGAACCCCAGGAATTTCTTGTGCCCGTGGAAATGGTGAGTCAGGTAAATGGTCTCGATCTGGTCGAAAACGCGCGACGCCTTGACGTACAACCAGATCAGCCGGGTCATCGCATCCGCCGACTTGTCGAAGGTGGAGATCTCTGCGTGCTGCTCGAACTCCAGTTCCCGATAGGCGTGCGCCAGCATCTCCTCGGTACGGAATCGGAAG